ATTGCATATCATAATCAATATACCTTTCCAATTCAAACTCTTTCGGAAGTGTGCCATTTATTGCAATCACCATATCACCTGTTGGATTTGGTTTCTTGAGATACGAAAATTTAATCTTCTCACCATCATTAATCAAAGGATAACGTCTAGTCAATTTCTTATCCCTTAATAAATGATTATGTATCAATGCGCCCTTAACGTGTATCGGAGTTCCTTTGGTATACAAAGAATTACTATCTTGATATTTTCTCAAATCAGAAACTTGTCTAGGAAACGAAACATCTTCGGCCGGGAGTTCTTTAAACTCTTTCCGAAAAGTATCAATAAAGTCAATTATTGTTTCCTCATCTGTATTCATGATTAATTTAAATAATTCCTTTAACTTCTCCCTACAAGCTGCCGGAGTTGAAGAACGAATTGCTTCAATTCCCATAATCTTGAGTTTGGGAGTTTCATATCTTACACCTTCTGTATCATGAACATTCAGAATATATCTTTTCTTAGCAGTCCAAATTCCTTTGTCAGCCAGAATCTCTCTCTTCATAATCATCTTTTGATTTGGTGCTTTTGTATATTCTCTCAATCTTGAATATGAACCATCAATCACATCTTGAATCTCACCATCACAAACTTTATCCATGAACTCTATAATTTTATCTGTATCCGTAAGACCTACCTTTTGTACGAGAGAATCAAGAGTAACGTACAAAGAGTCAGTATCGGAAGCAAGGACATAATCATCGTTTTCTGTTTCTAATATATTATTTAAGTATTGATTGACTGCTCTCTCAGCCCACCGAATGGAAAGTTGACCCGCAACGGATACGGCCTCAGCATTCCTCACATCATAAAAACGAAACCATTGATTACCAAGGGCTCCGTAAGCTGAATTGAGAGCAATCTTTAAAATAATCTGCATATTATGATACTGAGCCAATTTGTTAGTATCTGCAGCCCTACCTTTCTTTTGTTCCGTAAGCATGAGATTCTTATACTTGACGCGGTCTGTATACATCTTCTCCATAAGAGCAGGAAGAAACCCCTGTTTCTTACGAGTATACAAAGAACCATTTGGAGTCATGGTAAGATTTTTCTCTTTAAGAAACGTAATATCCACTTCACGATTAAGTAAAGGCTCTACTAATCCAGACTCAGGATGCATACCTACAAGTGTCTCAGGAGAAATATTATATTGCATTATCAGATGCGGGTACAAAGAATTCAAGTCAAAACTAGCAACCCACTTATGCCGACCAATTTGAGGATCTTTCACATAGGCACCTTCGTATGCTTCTGTTTTAGTTTCATGTCTCTTAGGTGGAACAACAATTTGTTGGTCTTTCAAATGATTAAAGATAATACAATCCCACATCTTCACAGGACTGAACACATCATTGAAGTTACACTTGGCCATGTATGCAAGTGAGATAATCATCTCCAAGAGTTTCATCTTCTCTTCTAGTCTTTCCAACAGGACAACATCATGAACATTGTAGTCAACGAACTTCTGAAAGTTTGTTTTGTATAATTCATGTAGTGAAGAGTATTCTGAATAGTCTAATTTCTTTTCCCCCAATTCTGCATAAGCAATGTGATTTAAAGAATAAGACTCTTGATTGACATAGGTAAACTTCTTGTAAGCATCCATGTAATCAATACTTGAAATTCCAACCAGTTCAAAAACCTGTTGTTTTCTATTACCGAATAGATTTATTTCGTTCTCTTTATACCAACCCCAAGGTGAAAGTTTGTTAGCCATTTTTTGACCAAGAACTTTGACTATACGATTGACAAGATATGGAATATCAAAAAACCTTGAATTCCATCCAGTAATAATATCTGGATAATTCATACTCCAATCATTCACAAATTCAAGTAAAAGATGTTCTTCAGATGTACAAGGAACAAACAGAACACCTTCACTTGGTTCATATCCCTGACAACCATATACTCTAAAAGTTTCTCCACAACGATACGAGATGGCCAAGACTTCTTCATTGGCATTTCTTACATCTGGAAAACCATGTTCAGAACTAGTTTCAATATCAATATATCCAATCTTAATCTTATCTAAATCGTAGTCTACCATACCACGATAATTATCGGAAATAAAAGAATATTGAAACTGATCAAACCCAAAAACATTACCACCATACTCTTTTATGGCTTGGCGTGACTCTTTCATAGAGCCCCACTTTACAGGAGCAACATTTCGATTATCTAGGGTTTTCCATTGGGGATTTTGAGGTTTATGAGATTCTACAAATAAGGTAGGTTCGTAGTTTAATTTCTCTTTAAAAGATTCACCACGATCATTAACACCTCTCAAAGCAATGAAATTACCATGAGGTTGTACGTTAGTATAAAACATTAATAATATTTTTGATAAGGGATTTCTAAGTTGTCAAATGTATTATAACACCATTTGATCTGTTTGTCAATCCATTGAATTCGTCTAAAATATGCACCAAATAAAAATAATACTTGGAGATATATTTTGAGGATAATACCTATTAGAAAATTTCTTACTTCTTTCACATCTTCTCCTATGAGAGAAGACCTAACTTATATTGGGTCTTCCCATTGACTCTTAGAGCCGTCATTGTTTTACTGCGGTTGCTCCCATCAAGAACATAAGAACAATGTACCCATCCGCTATTTGGGTCAACTCCATCATAAAATTCTAAAATGAGTTGGTCAAATATTAAATTTTCAGAAATCCATTTTGCGAGGTCTGGATTTGAAATTTTTGTAGATTCAAAATCTGCTGCTTGTCCATTACAATGTTGACTTGTCTTTGATCCGTTTACTGCCTTGTTCAATGCTGGAGAACGATATCCACTATTGATACGAATAATTCCAAATTCTTCTCTTACTGGTTGTAAAATAAAATTACAGAGATTGACTAAATTGATAACGTGTTCTCTTGATGCATCATTTGATATACCCAAACGGTCAGCAGTAGAACTTTTTATCATTTCTTGATACCCAAAGTTTTTTGTCAGGTGTCCATTATAAGTGGTATCTTGACTGCCATAATATTCCTTCCTAAGATTTATCTATATCAACTGATCCAGTAGTAGGATCATATTTAATTGTAAATGTCATTTCTATTGGTTTGAGTGTTCCATCTGCCTTAACTATAGGAAGTTTACCCTCAACCGCTCCCATCAATGCATCTTTGGCTTTTGTGAAAGTGTGTGCGGGGTCATCTTTTATAAACTTATCTAATTCTTTTTTTGCACTATCTGGAAGTAAATCATCTATCATACTTTCCACATGCTCAGTTGCTAAATCTGTTGCTTTGTCTACGACAAGACTAGAAATAACATTAAATAATAATAATGGTAACATAATTTTTCTCCTACGAATAATTAAAAAATAAAAACCCCCCACTAAAGTATATATTAGTAGGGGGAAGAGGTGAATTTACTTCTTTTTATGTTCAATCACATTTGGGTTTGTGATTGGAATTATACGTGGTTTCTTTTCATCTGGAATAACTCTTTCCAAAGTGATGTTAAGAAGACCATTTTGAAACTCTGCTCCCCTGACAATAATGTCATCGGCCAGAGTAAACTTACGAGAGAAAGAGCGATTCGCAATTCCTCTATGAACGTAATCTGGTGTATCCAGATTTTGTTTTCCTTTTTCGCCCAATGAGCGAATATGAAGAACGTTTTCCGTAAGTTCCACTTCAACATCTTTTTCCGAAAACCCTGCAAGGGCAATCTCAATGACAAAATTATAGTCATCTTCTTTTCGGATATTGTAAGGCGGATATGCTCCACCCTCTGGTTGTTGTGGAAAATTTGCAAGACGATTAAACATAGAATCAAATCCAATGGAAAGTCCCATGAATCGATCCAAGTCGCCTGCGGTAAAATGTGAATGTGGTGCTAATGATGTTACCATAATTCCTCCTTATATAAGCAAGGTTGGTGTTGAAGAGATCTCAATCCATAGCACAGGACTTGAGATTGGTTGTGAGACTACCACTATGGTCAGCCTCAATCTCGCCACCCTTCACCATTACATAGGTGATGGAAGCGATGTCTTAAAACTGTAAAATACAGTTTCAGTAGTGAATCTTCTGAATAACTTCCAGAACCTTTCACCATTAATTTATATTTAGGTGTTTTCATATGTCAATTCAATTTAAATTTTCTATCTACTATCCTAACCTCACTTTGGCCTTGATCATAGATATATACTTCTTTGATTGGGCCGTCAATATTCTTGTCCCAATAGTTTAAAAACTTAGTTATACGTGGAAATTCTGGTATTTGGTCTTCTGTCTGCCACACGAATTCGTTCACAATATGTAAATAATCTGGAATATAATATACTACTTGGACAGTAGCAACTGTCCATTTGTGTAAGATATGTGCCAAGATTATTCCTTTCCTGTTGAACCAAATCCTCCATCTCTATCAGTTTTTTGTCCCGGCCGTTCATCAATTTCCATCATAACATAGGGATGTTCCAAAACAAGTTCTGCTTGACATATGCGTACACCATTAGTTATA